AAGGATTCCGAACTTTACGGTTTCGACAGTGCAACCAAAATCATAAACTCTGACTACTACGCATATCTTGCTGGTGTCAAACAGCTGGACAATCCGAAGACGGTGTCAATCAACCTGTTCGCAACTCCAGGTATCGACTATGTCAACCAGACGCTTCTTGTTGAAGAGATTATCAACATCATTGAGGAAGACAGGGGTGATTCGCTTTATGTTGTGACAACACCTGACAAACCTTTCGGTGCTGGTGACAGCAAGATTGAAATGTACACTCCAGAGGACGCAGTAGCAAATCTTGAGGCAACTGAAATCGACACGAACTATGCTTGTACTTATTATCCTTGGGAGAAATACTATGACAGTGCAAACAATCAGTATATCTATCTCCCAGTTACCCTTGACGTGGTTCGCAACATGGCTTACACCGACAATATCAAGTATCCTTGGTTTGCATCGGCTGGCTGGAACCGTGGCGAGATAACAGGTGTTGAGCCTAAACGCAAGCTTAAACTTGGCGAGCAGGATACCCTTTATGAGGGCAGGATTAACTTCATTAACTCGTTTGCTAAGGAAGGTGACAAGATTTGGGGTGACAAGAACCTGCAGGTTGCTGACAATATAATGAACAGGATTACCAAAAGGAGACTTCTTATCCGTCTCAAAAACTTGCTCCAGAATGCTTGCATCGGTCTTATTTTCGACCCGAACGACAAGACAGTTGTTGAATCGTTCAGAAGCAGTGTCAAGGCAGTGCTTGATGATGTGAAGAGCAACCGTGGTATCTATGATTATAGGATTGAAGTTGACGACAGCGACGAGGCAAGAGACAGACTTGAGCTTCCAGCCAAAATCTTCATCAAACCTACCCAGATACTCGAATACATTGATATTCAGTTGGTTGTTACCCCTGCTGGTGTGCAGTGGTCATAATCAACAGGTATCAGACAATAAAATTAAAGCCCTGCAGGAATGCGGGGCTTTTTGTTTTTAACTATATTTTTTTATTTATTTTTCAAATAGTTCCTTAATAATAAGGACACTAATCATGGTAACAAATATCGCTTCAACATCTATTGTTATACACGAATACCGTCTTTCGTTGTATTTATCTTCTGGATGATAAGCTTTTTCAGGATTTTCTTTTTCCAACCTTTCATTGATGACATTCATGTTTATTTCATGAAAATCAAAGTCAATTATTTTCGTGTTTTTGTCAACATAATCGAAAATTATATTGAAAATTTGTTTGATTCTATTAATGCTTGCCTTGAAATCTTGGTTGTCGGTATAATCACTGTTCCAGTAATCATTGTCGATGATATCAGATAAACTTGAATTGATAAGAAAATCAATATAGTCTTTTGTATCAATTACTTTGATTTCATTGTGTTTTTCATAATATTCAACAACCGTTTTGCGAATAATCGGGAAAATAATCGTCGCTATCCATTCCCTGCATTCCATTTTTAGGACAGTGTGTTTTGAATCTTCAACTTCCTCTAAAACTAAGGCTTTTGCCATATTTTCAAATGCCCATGACAGCTTAAGTTTCAATTCTTCGTTTTTAATACCGTCGGTAAATCCAATTTTTTCCCATCTTTCTAGAACTTTTTCATTAGACGGTGTTTCGAAAATTTTTAATTTAATATTACTATTCATAATGCTGTTATATTTTAGTTATATAAAGCAATATAAACAGATAGTAGAAAAAAATCAACACGTTCAATGAAGAACGTGTTGAACTGAGAACATTTACTTATTAGTGTTATTATTTTTTTAACTTTTAATCCACACAGGGATGTTTTTATTAACTTAACTTACTGAAAATCAAGTAGTTTTAGAAAGCCAAAATGCAATAAAACGGGCGTAAGGTCAATTCGACAGTAGCGATATCGTCACCAGAATAGTCGAGTTCGCTGAACTTGGCTGAAGTAATCATAGCTTCTTTTATAATCCACTGCGAAACAGCTGTACCAGTAGGGTCAAGCATTTCAAGAATCAAGTCTCTTTTGTAAGCTACTGCATAACCCTGACGACCAGTTGCGCTTTCCGAATGGAGACGTACCCATTCCATGACAGCCTGCGAAGCTGACGGTCCAATCGGGTCGCGTAAAGTGACGTTGATTTCTTCCCAGTTGTAGCGTCCGATAACATAGTTGCTAGTGTTCATGAATTGTATTTCAACTGAATTCTGGGTAATACCAGGACGTGAACAGCTGGCAACCCACCACTCTTGAATACCCAAGTCTGAAGGAAATCGGAGCAAAAACCTGTTTTTTCTCAATAATTCGTATGTTACAGGAGCTTTTATTAACAAATCACTCATATCTTTTCTGTTTTTTTATCATTTATTTGTATATAAATAGTAGAGAAATAATTTTTTATTATATATACAACGCCAAATAAAAATTTTGAGAAAAATTTTTAACCAAATCAAGAAAGTTTTATGGAAAAAGCCTGCGGTTGAATGAACAGCAGGCTTTGATTTTTTTCTGGTGTAAAACAAACTTGTTTATTTTTCTGGGCTGACCTTATCTTCAACGGCTTTGTCAACCAGCAAGAATATTTTTTTCAAAAGTTCATATTGTGCGCTTTCTGGATTCTGTGCAAGTTTTCTCAGACCTTCAAGTGTCGAAACACGTATACTGGTGATAAGTTTGGCAACCTCTGGGTCTTCATCCAGCGGGTTTGGTTCCTGACCCTCCATCGGCTGTTGTCCCTGCATCTGTTGTTCAGGACTTTCGGCTGGCATTCCGCCTTCCTGTGGCATCTGTCCAGGCTGGTTGTTCATCATTTCTTCCCCGTCTTCACCGTATACAAGACCTTCCAGAGTGATTTTCCTGGTGTTGGTTTTATTCAGCAGCTGTTTCATTTCGGAAATCAGTTGTCTGGTATTGTCAGTATTCTTGTTCATATTGTTAAAATACTTTATTTTCGATTATTATATATAATAAATATATCAGTTTTTGAATTTTAGGGTAATTATTTATAAAAATCGGAAACCATGAAAAAACAACCGACAAAAAAGACGAATGCAGTTCCTATAAAGGATGAACGCAAGGTGAAACTTGTGAAAGGACCACGCGGGCGGGTGATAAAAAGGGTAAACAAGCCAAAATACGGAACGTCCAAACTGGAATCCGATTTTGCCAGGGAGTTTCTGGACAAAATAGGGGTCAAGTACATATATCAGTATGAAGCAAAAGATATTGGAAGGTTTTTTGACTTTGCTGTCACTGCGTACAACAACATAAATTTCATCATGGAAGAGAAAGACGGGATTGAATGTGTCAAACAGGAAGGACAGAATTTTCCAGTTTCGTTTCTGATTGAGGTGGATGGCGGTTTTTATCATAGCGACCCGCGTGTTGTGAACGAACGCAAGCTGAATCCGATGCAGAAACGCAACAAAATCGTTGATTTTATCAAGGACAGATGGAGCGGATTGCATGGGTTGCCTTTGCTGAGGATATGGGAATATGACATAAGGAACAACCCTAAGAAAGTTTTCGACGACCTGTACAGGTATCTTGGTGACGGATACAGGAGGAAACGGATAAACGACAGGAAAAACAAACCCCACTAAAACGGTTTTTTGCAATTTTTTACAATATGACATATATTATTGCATAATATAACTAAAAAGCAAAACCACTATGGAAGCAATTCTTAAAGTGCCATATAATTATTCAGACCCAGACCATGACTTTGACTGCAGTGAGGAGTTCGTGTTCGACGGTACTGAGGAATCTGTTATGAAATGGAAACAAATGAAACAGGAATACGAGAAAAAGATGGTTTCTGTATATAAGAAATACAAACCAATCATAAACAGAAACATTCACAAACTCGGCACAAATCTGGCAATCAATAACGAGGGTGAGAAAGAGAAAACCAACTACAAACAGCAGAAAGTCTATTTTACCGACACGAAAGCTATCGTGAGGGATATTGACAACAAGGAGATTTTCATCGAAGACCTTATCAATTTTTACAAAAGCGGTGAGATGTTCATTATAGACATCCAGTTGCCGATATACGAGAAAAACGAGGAGCTTGAACCAGAAATAAAGGGGTGGATTCGTGAAACCAGTAAGATAAACAACTGTGTTGAGATGACGGACGAGGAAAAGATAACTGGTTTTACCAAGAGAGACCTTAAGCTTGAATTCCCAGGCAACAAGACGAGTGCGTTGCTGAAAGACACAAAAATGATTGACATTGTCAACAACCATACGTTCGCGTTTTTGGTTGACGAAATAATTTTTTTAAAAAACCGTGATTAAATGGCATCAAAAGAAGAACAACAAAAAGCATTGAACGAGAAAAGAAAATTGAGGAACAAACAGATTGCACAACTTAGAGCTTCAAACGAAATGCTTGAAAGCACGAAGGAAAATATTATTAAAAGATATGGCGAAGGGAGCGATACGACGGAAAAGCTTTTGAGTGATATCGACGTAGCCAAGGAACAAAATCTTGAACGTGCCAAGAGCTATCTTGGAGCAAGCCAACATGAAGTCGAATCCATACAGTACAACAAAGTCAGTCCCAATGAGGAAAAGGCTTATTATGACAGACTCAAACGCCAGGGGAAATCCGACGAGGAACTGCACCAGAAAGACTTGACACAAGTCAAGGCAGGCAAGAACGTTGCGAAAACTACAGAAAAACCGAAATCAAAACTCGCTGAACTCACGGAACGCCTCAGGAATCTCAATTCCAAGAACAAGGTGGACAAAGACGAGGAAGATGGCATGATGATGGAAATACCGCCCGAGGAAATTATTGCACCTAACGCTGGCGATATCACATTGCAGCCTATCGGCGAGACATTCGATGACATACCGCTTGAGGATATCGGAAAACCTATCAGTGAAACCGAAGAGAACAACAGTGGCAAAACGGAAGAGATTGTCCAGGAGGCTGTCCATGTTGTCAGTGAAAACAAGCCAAGCGGGGTCAAAATGAAAGAATGCAAGGATTTCGACCCAAGGGATGTGCCTAGCTATGTCCAGTACGACATTATTCCTCTTCCATCAAAGGGTGAATGCTATCCACACAAGAAGGGCAGTCTGCCAGTGGCATATCTTACGGCTGCTGACGAAAACCTCATCACTTCAAGGAACATGTATGAGAACGGTAGCATGATTGATATCATATTGGAGAGGAAAATCCTGGATAAGTCAATCAGGGTTGCTGACTTGTGCAAGGGTGACAGGGATGCGATTGCAATTTGGTTGAGGGCGACCGCATATGGCAGCGATTACCCTATTGTCGCCACTTATCAAGGCGAGGAAATCCAGAGCACAATAGACCTGTCCAACATCAAGTTTCTTGACTTTAACCTTAAAGGTGACGAGAACGGCTGGTTTGACTACAAAACAGGGAACGGCGACGAAATCAAGTTTAAGATTCTGACTTCTGGTG